ATTTATAACAAACACAGGAGAAACAGTAGAAGTAGAATATACTTATGATCCAGGTGAACCAGACCAATGGTATGATTCCAACGGAGATCCAGGTACACCGGGTTATGGACCATCAGCAGATATAAAGCATGTTTGGTATACTAACACGGATGCTAATGGTAATCAAGTTACCATAGACGTACAACATTTATTAGAAGAAGATATAGAAGAAAAAATATTAGAACATCATGAGCAATAAACAAGAAACCAAAACTATAGGAGGAGTAACATACATATTAGATAATGACAAATGGGTCAGTGTCTATGGAATGGATTTAGATCCACATGATCCCAACTATTTATTATTCACACCAATAAAAAGAAAACCAGATGAAAAAGACTAATCAAAATATATTAATTTATTCCTCTGCTATAAAAGCATTATCACATTTAGATAAGGTTGACATACACCCAGGAACTAGTCAAAGAAATTTAGATGCAGCATATCAAAGATTAGAAGATATAAGAGATATCTCTTTGATTGTTGTAGATCAAAACATTGATGAAAAAATGGAAAAAAAGAAAGCTCAAAAAACTCTTGATGAGCTAAGGCTTACTCAGGGTAAAAGAAGACAGCAGGTAATAGATACTGAGCTAGCTGCAATTGGATCTGTTTGCGTTTGTATATTATTTATTATTTTATTAGCAATATTCAAATGAAAGATAATTTATATATAAAAGCATCTGTTAAAGATGGTCAACTACATTTTCCTATTAAAGCAATGGGTACTAAGTATAGAAAATTCTTTGAACAACTTGAAGAAGGATCTAAACTAGAGATATTTGTTGGTGTAAGTGGTGCCAAGGGTAGTAACCCTCAACTAGCACGCTTGCATGCAATGATTAGAGAAATAGCACAAGAAATTGGTTACACCTTTGAAGAAGCCAAAATACAAGTGAAAAGATCTTCAGGCTTATGCTTTGTAAAAGATAAACAAGAGTATTGTAAATCCTTTGGGGACTGTGATAAAGATGAATTGAATTTAGCAATACAATCTTGTATTGAGATAGGTGACTTTAATGGGATGCAGTTAAGATAATTCTTTATCTTCTTCATCCTCATTAAGTGCATCTTTTAAATCAACAAATTGATTGCCAAGATCTTTTAGTTTATTTAATAGATCTCCATCTAATGAACCTTGTGCTAACTGATCTTGTGCAGCTTTCATTAAGTCTTCATTAACTTCAACTTCACCTTTAATTGTCAAACCTTGTTTTTCAGCTTCATATCTTAAATAGTTTATTAAGCCAAAGAGAACATATAAGTTTTGTTCAAAAGGATCTAACTGTAATTGAGGCATTGGGTCTGCACCTTTAGGATCATATGCCATAATTAAATCAAACTTTTTCATAGCATCAGGTATTTTAACCTGGTCTTCTTCGCTTGCATCTAACATAAATTTAGAAGCAATAGTTTGAAGTCCTCCAATAAATGAAGGGTTAATCTCAATGCCAACTATGTTTTTTGTAAAATCATAGGTGACCATTTCTTGTTTGATAGTTTTATCTGACATAATAAAAAGTTTTAACAAATATACTATAAATTAATAAAAAAAATGGAAATAGATATAAATATCTTAAGAGATAATTTAAACAGCAAACTTAAAGATAGTGGCTGGGACCGCATGCTTGCACCATATGTAAATGGTTTAAGCTTTGATCATATAATGAACACACTAGTTGAAAGTGTAGAAAACGGTAAACGTTTTACACCAAGGTTTAAAGATGTGTTTAATGGATTTTATGAATGCCCGTATAATGATTTAAAAGTTGTTATAGTAGGACAAGATCCATATCCACAATTAGGTGTTGCTGACGGAATTGCATTTAGCTGCAGTAGAAAAGGTAAAGCTGAAAAGTCTTTACAATATATACTAAAGCAAACAATTGGCGGCTTTGAAAAAACAGGCAGAGTTATGTATACACCAGAAGAATGTGATTTAAGACGTTGGTCTAATCAAGGTGTGTTAATGATTAATACAGCATTTACATGTGAGATAAATAAAATTGGTTCTCATTATGGTATATGGAAATCTTTTACAGAGTATGTCTTTGATAATATCAATAGGCACAACCCAAAAACAGTATTTATATTGATGGGTAAGAAGGCTGAAGCATGGCAAACTTTACTTCCAAACTGTAAAATACTAAAGTGTTCTCACCCTGCATCAGCTGCATATAGAGGTGGTGAATGGAACTGTAATGACGTTTTTAACAAGGCTAATCTAGAACTAGAAAAGCAAGGGAAAACTTGCATAGAATGGTAGATTTTATTACCTTTGATAACCTTAAATTATAATATAAATGGCTAATAACCAGGAACTTAAGCGGAAGCAAGATATTGCTGAATTTAAAAAATCTTTTTATAGAACTCATGGAGTAAAATTGTATATTTACACTCCTCTTGAAGAAAATAAAAAAATTCCTTTAGGTATATTTCATGATAGTGCATTAGCTGCATTACATGATCATCACCCTAGGTTTCGTAGAATTAAAAATCTACAACATAGAACTAGATTCAGAGATTATCTTGTATATGTACAAGTTATGTCTTACTTGGCTCACAAGGAAGGACATACTAAAAGCAGTATAGGTAAATTTTTAAAACGCAACCATGCAACCGTTATCAATTCATGTAAAATGATTGAGAATGGATTTTTCAGTAATGAACAAACAGTAATGGATGCTCATAATAACACTTTAAAACACTTAGAAAAATATGTGGGAACTATTTCAGAAGATACTGAAAGCAAACCTGACTCCAAACCAGAGCTTGATCCTATTTGGTATGAAGCAAAAAATCTCCTTACCAGAGGTAGTAGCAAAGGATAGGGAAGTTTTAGTAAGTAAAGGCTTTCTTGAATTAAAAGATGGTCAATATATAATGACAGATAAAGCCAAAGTAATTTGTGCTACTCTAGACAGTTATTTTATCAAAGCTAAGAAAAAGACTGACATCCAACTAATGGGTAAAGACTTTGTAGAAAAGATAAACAGCTATAGAGAAGTATTTCCTGCTAAAAAGTTACCAAGCGGTAAGCCTGCAAGAAATAATGTCAAAGCTTTAGGGGAAGCATTTAGATGGTTCTTTGAAACATATGATCATACATGGGATGAAGTTCATGAAGCAACAAGAATGTATGTTAATGAGTACAGAGATGCAGGCTATATGTATATGCAGACAAGTCAGTACTTTATATGTAAGCAAGATAAACACAGAGTAAAGCATTCTACTTTAGCAGATTACTGTGATATGATAGTAGAAGGAGTAAGTACAGAAGATGAACACTTTAAAGAAAGAGTAGTATAATGACATCAGATAAAATAACAAAAGTATTAAATAAGTTAAATCAGGTACTAGAAGATTTTCAAATGCTTAGAGATGGGACATGGGTTCCGGATGAATCCTCATGTGAGGCAAGTATAGAAAATGTTGAGAGTATCATATACACAGTAGAAAATGAGTAAACCAACACCAGCATGGGTGGGCCAATATACAGCCTTCAATGATGCACTAAAATATATGTACGCTAGGTCAACAGGAGATGAAAAATCAATTTACACTCCCTGGCCTAAGTTTAATGATGCAGCCACTGATGGACTAGAATGGAATACCCTTACTGTTATTGGTGGAAGACCTGGCTCAGGTAAAACTCTGATTAAAGATCAGATTATACGTGAGTCTTTTATGCTTAATCCTAATGATGAATTTAGAGTATTAGAATTTCAATTTGAGATGGTGGGTAGAACCTCAGCAATTAGAGAATTCAGTTCTATAACCGGTAAGACATATAAAGAGTTGTGTAGTGCTGGATCTGTATTAAGTACTGACACATTAAACAGTTGTCATCAGTATGCTAAAGAAAGAGTAAAGTATCCTGTAGACATTATATCAACACCATTGACTGTAAATCAAATGCGTGATCAAATTGATCAGTATATGACTAAACATAAAGGTGTAAAAACATCAAATTGATCAGTATATGACTAAACATAAAGGTGTAAAAACTATAATTACATTAGATCATACAATGCTTGTAAAGAGAGCGCCTTATCAAAACAATTCATTAGATATGTTATTTGAGCTAGGTGAGTTCTTTACACAATGTAAAAGAGATTATCCTTGTTTATTTATTGCATTATCACAACTCAATAGAAATATTGATAACCCTGATAGAGCAATTGATGGCAAGTATGGTAATTATATTCTTGAGTCTGATATATTTGGATCAGATGCAATGCTTCAACACGCAGATATGCTGATTGGTATTAACCGGCCAGCTAAGCAGAAAATAAGGTTCTATGGACCTGATAGATATATTATAGAAAATGATAGGACGTTGGTATTACATTTCTTAAAAGCAAGAAATGGTGATGCAAGAATGAGTTTTTTCAAAGCAGAATTTGAAAAGATGCAGATTGCAGAAATGCCTACTCCTGGACAACAAGAACGTAGATGATAAGCACTAAAAAATTAAACACAGAAATTATGGGATTAACTCCTGAAGAACGTAAACAAAAAGTAAATAAATTAAAAGAGGAGCATGAAGATTATTTTCAAACAAGTGGTAATCTAAATGCACTGTATATACCAAAGATGGCCTACAGGCCTAAAGGTAAAGATGAATTGCATGTATCATTCTTTCCTAGTGAGCTAGATAAAGATAAAGATATATATACTGAGTTTGTAAGTATTGATTATGATTCTGAAGATCCAAAAAGAACATTATATTTGCACAGAGCAAATCCACACTGGAAATCAGAATATGAATTAGTTACATCTAGCTCAGGATTTCAAAGACATCTTATACCTGTAAGTGAATTAAAAGTTATCAATGATATAACTTCTAGAAATGGTTCTATAATAGAAGAACCTAAATTTGTAGCAGACATAGGTAAAACATTATTTGATCTACCTAATCCTGATGCAGGTACAAGTACAGATCTAGTTGATAAACTTGAAGATATCAATCAAACATTAATAACATTAACTAAAGTAATCAATAAATTAATTAAGTAAACATGGCAAACAGCGTATTAGTAATTGCTGATTCAGGGACAGGAAAGTCTACCTCAATCAGAACATTAGATCCAAAAGAGACTTTCATTATAAACATAGCAAATAAACCTTTACCTTTTAAGGGTTGGAAGAGTAAGTATACTCAGATAACTAAAGACAATCCTAAAGGTAATCTTACCTCAGCTGCTACTGCTCCTGGTATTATTAAGGCAATGCGTCATGTAAATGACAAAATGGGCCACATCAAAACTATTGTAGTTGATGACTGGCAATATATGAGTTCTTTTGAATACTTTGATAGAGCTAATGAGAAAGGATATGAAAAGTTTACTCAGATTGCAGCTAACCTAGCACAAGTTGCTAAGTTACCAAAAGATCTAAGAGAAGACTTGACTATTATTTTCTTGACTCACTCAGAAGATTCAACTGATATAAATGGAAATAGAAAAATTAAAGCTAAAACTGTTGGTAAAATGATTGACAACACTTTAACTTTGGAAGGCCTATTCTCTATTGTTTTATTTGGAAAAGTAAATAAAAATGATGATGGTGAACTTATCTATGGTTTTGAAACTCAAAACAACGGAGAGAACACATGTAAATCACCAATGGGTATGTTTGATGATAAGTTTATTGCCAATGACCTACAATTTGTAACCAGTTGTATTGAAGAATACAACAAATAAATTAATAATTAAAATCAAAAATTATGTTAAGTACTAAAGACATGTCTGCCGGATCAGGTGGAACAAAACCAGTTATTGGAACAGGAAATCAAAAAGTAATGATCAACTCAATTACATTTGATCAAACACCATATGATATGGATGCATACAATATTACATTGCATGTAGAAAGTGAGCCTATTGTAGGTGAATTTAATGGATTCTTAAAGGATGTTAACAATCCTAATGGTGAACGTTATGCAGGCCAGGTAGGTAGAGTTAGATTCTCACCCTATCCATTTAAAGATGCTACATTAAACAATGGTAATGAAATCAGCAGAGATACAGAAGTATTAAAGGCTATGGTTTTCTTATCTGAAGTAGTTGGTAAAAGAGCTGAGCTTGATGCTATTGAAGCAAATACTATTGAAGACTTTATGATTAAGGCTGCAAAAATTTGTTCTCAAACAGGATATGTAAATGCATGTTTGGGTGCACGTGAATGGGAAAACAAAGAAGGTTATGTAAATAATGATTTGTTCCTTCCTAAGAGAAATAGAATGGGTGTACCTCTTGAAGAAGTAGATGCAGAAAATTCTAATCTTATTACATTTGACAAGAATGATACTAATCATTTCCGTCCTATGGTAAAGAAAGAATCTGCACCTGCTAATAACTTTGAACCAGCTCCTACTGCAGGATCTGACTTTGAACTTTAATATCTCCAATTAGAAAGAGTGGGCTCAGTATATTGCTGGGCCCATTTCTTTTTAATATCTTTGATTTTATGTTTAACACTAAAAACATTGTAGGAGAAGGACAAGATGTACCAAGTACTTGGGTATTTCAATATTACTTAGATCTTCCTGAACAGCTTACTGGTCAAGATGTTAAGATTAAATCTATATTTAATCCTAATGAAAGAACACCTAGCTTTTGCATATATGTAGATAAATCTATTATGCAGTATAAGTTCAAAGACTTTTCAACAGGAAAGAGTGGTAATAAAGTAGACCTAATTAAACTTGTATTTAATCTTGAATACCACGGAGCCATGACAAGGATGGTAAGTGACTATAATAAATATGTTAGATCATCAGAATATGTGCAACCAAAGTTTACACCTCAATCAAGATGGAAAATTGACTTTATTAAAGAAAGACAATGGACCACTGAGGATAGGAAGTTTTGGTTATCTTTTAGAATAGGTAAAACTATGCTTGAAGAGTACAACGTCAGACCAATTGATTATTATAATTTAATTAAAGATGATTCAGGTGAAATAAGAAAGCTAACTATAGGTAGTAAGTGGTGTTATGGTTATTTTGATAAGAATGGTGAAGTTTATAAAATGTATCAACCTTTTAGTAAGAAGTACAAATTTTATAAAGCAAAACCATATTTACAAGGTAAGGACCAGTTGACATACAAACAGCCTTATTTAGTTATTTGTTCATCTCTCAAGGATTCAATGTGCTTAAAGAGTATGGGTTATAACTTAGATGTTATTAGTCCTGACTCAGAAAATACTATGATTAAACCTCATATTATAGAGCACTTAAAGAAGAAGTATAAAAAAGTAATCACTCTATTTGATAATGATGACGCAGGTAGGCATGCTGTGGAAGTATATTTAAAAGAATATAAAATCCATGGTTTTGTGCCAACTATATGTAAAGACATATCAGACGCTATGAAAGAGCATGGGTTTGATAAAGTGCATAGTATGCTAAAGCCATTATTAAAAGAGACCTTAAATAAATAATATATGAAATGGTTTATACCGGGAAACGTACCTTCTAGTAAGAATGGAAGAAGATGGACAGGTAAATACTTTATTGCTAGTAAAGCTGTAATGAATTACAGAAAAGCTACTAAAGATATTTATCTTAAATATACTGAAGAGTTTAAGAAAGAACTCAAGAAGCATGAGCTTCCAGTTAAGATATCTTTTGAATTTATTAGAGGCAGCCGCCATAAATTTGATTATATAAATCCTGCACAAACAGTGCAAGATGATATGGTCAAGTATGGTTGGATAGAAGATGATAATGCAGAATTTATAATTCCTGCATTTGAGCAATATACTTATGATAAGAAGAATCCAGGCGTATGGATAGAGATAATTACAAAGTAATTACAATAGATGAATTTTTTAAATTAAAAGAAATGTTTCAAGGTTTACCTGATGATCAGGAGATGGCCTGGGAGATTTATAAGAATAATTATAAAGATGATGCTATTGACTTACTTATGCATAAAGCATTAGTTTTTAAACACAGAAAGAAGTTTGCTGATGCAGTTCAATTTATTGATCAGCCTGAAGTTGGCAAGCAAGCTTTATATATCTATATAGATTTTTATAAAGCAGAATCTATTTACAAAGAAATATTAGATAAAATTATGAATCAATGATAAAAATACAAGATCAGGTTGCACGGACAACCAAAAGTTTAATATTTACAGAGCCCTTTTACGGGCTCTTTTTAATTGGTATCAATAAGCAATACAGTGAGCGTATTCCTACAGCAGGAGTAAGCAAGAAAGGTATTGGTATGCAATTGACTATAAACCCAGAGTTTTTTAATAATCTTAGTGAAGATCACAGATTTGGATTAATTAAACATGAGCTTTTGCATATTGCATTTGGTCATTTATTATTAAGAGATCTATATTCTGATCATAAGTTATTTAATATAGCTGCTGATTTAGAAATTAACCAGTACATACTGGAAAGTAATTTACCAACCGGTGGATTATTATTATCAAGTTTTCCTGAATTGAATCTTCCAACTAAAGCAGGTACTAAAAAGTACTATGAGCTTTTAGAACAAGCACAACAAGATGGGTCTTGCCCATCATTAGATAGCTTAATGGACACTATGGATGGTAATAGCCCACATTGTCATAGTACATGGGAAGAGTTTGATGAATTGCCTGAAGCTGATAAAAAATTGATGCAAAAACAAATTGAGCATCAATTAAAAGAAGCTGCTGAACAAACAGAAAAGAAATGTGGTAATATACCAGGTGAACTTTCTGATTTGATACGCAGGCTAACACATATTGAACCGCCTAAGTTTGATTGGAAAGGATATCTAAGAAGGTTTGTAGGTAATTCTTCTATAGTATATACTAAAAAGCTGAGACGTAAATACAATAAACGTTATGCTGCTAATCCAGGCCTTAAGATTAAATTCAAGAATCATATACTAGTTGGCGTTGACACAAGTGGATCTGTAAATAATGAAGAGCTGAAAGAATTCTTTAGTGAATTAGCTCATATGCATAAAACAGGTCATAAGATTACAATTGCACAGTGTGACACTAGTTTAAGAAGTGTGGTAGAATTTAATCCAAAGAAAGATTGGGAAATACACGGTCGTGGTGGAACTAGTTTTCAACCAGTAATAGATCATTTTAATGAAAATAAAGGAGCTTATACAGCTCTTGTATATTTAACAGATGGTGAAGCTTATTCTCCAGATGACTGTCCTAAGAATACCTTATGGGTTCTTAGTAGTATATCTGATATGAATGATGAGTTACCAGGACAAGTAATAAAATTAAATTAATAGAAAATGGCACAAGTAAATTTAAATGTAACAGAGTTAAAAGGATTTGTAAATCACATAATTACAAACAACAGATTTTTACAAAAGGGTGATAAAAGCCCTGTATCAGTAGAAGTTGTAGGTGAATCAGGTATTGGTAAGACTTCTACTATAGTAGAGCTTGCTCAGGAAAATAACCTAAAATTTGTAAAGTTAAACCTAGCTCAGATAGAAGAGTTGGGTGACTTAGTTGGTTTCCCTGTACGTCAATTTCAGATGTACAAAGAGAAAATAGTACCAGCAAAGAAATTAGATGATATCAGTTATACTGCTGCACAAAGAGCTGCAGCATCTGCTGACTTAGCTAAAATGGGTCCTGTAACAAAAAAAGTTGGTCAATGGGTTGATGAGCTTGCAGTACAAGAATATCTTAAGCAAGGATTTAAGATGACCG